TTTAGGAAGTACTTCACGCCCTCAAGCTGAGATGATGCCTTCAATTGAGCAATCCTCTCCAACTATCAATTTCAAGATTGAAGTCGTGAATCAAGTCAGTGGTGCAACTGTTGAAGCTGAACAATTGGATGAGAAAACTGTCCGGATCATTGTTACAGATGAACTGGATAAGCAGCTTCCAAGAAAGGTACCGAAACTTGTAAGTGACCAAATCGCAAATCCAAACTCAACCATTAGTCGGTCTTTGACTGAGAATACGACAGCAAGACGGAATCGTTAATTTAAAAGCTACCTTTAGAGGTAGCTTTTTTAAATAAATTAGGACAAAATTTCAAAAAATTGGTGAATATTCTTATGCTTCCTCCAGTTCCTAAAACTAAGTCATCAGAAGTAACCGATATTATTAACTCTGCTGTTCTTACTGGATCGATAAGTGAATTTCAGTATTTTAGATGCAAACGGTTGCTTAATGATATTAAAGAAACTGAGCCACTAGATTGGTTTTTATTAAGCAACAGTATTATTGAAATGTATTTTGATAATCCTATTCTTGCGCATCAATACGCTCGAGAAGTACTGAAAATTAGCAATAGTGTATCAATTTTATCGAATCTTTATTTTGTTTTTCTTAGCTCAGTAGATTTTTCTAGTGCTAATGAAAATATTGATAAAATTATAAGTTTGTGTAGTAAACAAAATTTACCCTTAGAAAGTTTTATTCCTATTGACTTCAAACCTATAACTTATTTTCTAGATGGAATTTTAAATGATGATTTAAATTATTATAAAAGATTTAAAAAGGAAGACTTTAATGAATTTATTCAGTTTTTTGAAATTAAAAATAAACTAGAAATTGATTCTAGAGTCTTGAAACATATCGGTTCAATTCTTTTTAAATGTTTTAACTCAAGGAATGTTCGGTGTCGAAAATATGAATATAGTTTTATTGATGATGAATTTTTAATATTGCTTTATGTCGATAGAAGTTTTGATGAGATTGACGCTATGAATTCAGAAATATTTAGTAAATGCTATGATGAGGGTTTAATTGATGAACTGAATAAACTTTCATATTTTATTATTCCTTATGAAGTGGGCGTGGATTGAAAAATGGCTACTACAGATACACTAAATTACTGTTATGAGCTGTTAGGTAATTCTACAAAATATGATGAATGTCACAAAAGGAATATTATAGGGCGTGCTTATTACCATGCTTTTTATGAAGTCCGACATCATTTAGAACAACGACTATTATGGCCAGTAACAAAGACAAAATGTGGAGCTCATGAAAAAGTCTATAGCAGACTTAGTGGGTACCCTGCGGGTTCAACGTCTGAAATGATTCAGAAAAGAGCTGCGGAAATCAAAAATCGAATACAAAAATTAAAGAGGTTTAGAACAACAGCTGACTATCATCTTCATCTAACGATTTCAAATCAATTAATAAACTATATTTTACATGAATCTAGTCAGATATCTGAAGAAATATCAAGACTTTAGTTGTTAAAGATACTTTTATACCGACCCATTATGAGGTCGGTTTTTTATTACCTGAAGGAAAGTTATGTACAAGTTAAAGCTAAATCCTCAGACCAGCGGCTATGGCGTAACACCAGGTGATGATGTGAAACGTCAGCAGATGGATGGCGGACGTGGTCGCTATTACATCGATGTAAAACGTAATAGTCATATTGTCGATGTGAACTGGAATTTAAGTAAAACCGATTTCAATAAAATGATGGCTTTCTGGCGGATCTATCAGAATAAGCCAGCTTCATTCTATGCGGATTTGGTCATAGACCAAGGAACACGTCAGCAATACCAATGCAATTTCATTCCGAACTCGTTCAAGACCAATGAAGTGAATGGCAACCTTTACCGGGTAAATGCACAGCTCGAAGTTGTTCAAAACCAGCCTAACCTTACGGCCGATATAGCTTTGATTAAGGATTGGGAGGTCTAATGGATAACGAATACGCCAAGTTCTTTTTCAATCGTAAAGTCGATGTTTATCAACTGGAATGTATTGAGCTTTCTCATCCTTCCTTTATGAACATATACCGAATAGTTCGTAATGATGATCGTGGGGTGTATGTACAACATAAGGAAGGATCCGGTCAGGTCTATTATGAATTTTTGCCAGCATCTATTCAAAGATCCGGAATGCTGGGTGATCTGGACCAGACATTAACCGTTTCTATCTCTGGTCTAGGTGATGTGATGCCAGATGAGTTTGAACGGGTAATCGAAGGGCAATATCCAGATGTAAAGCCAACCGTAAATTACCGGATTTACAGTTCAGACAATCTGAACTCTCCAATGTTTTATTTACTTGGACTGCAACTCTCCAGTGTTGCCATGAACCATAAAGCTGTGACGTTCAAAGCTGAATCTCCACGATTAAATACCGCTAAAACTGGAGATATCTTTGCACTAGACCGCTTTACTGGTCTCAAGGGGGCTATATGAAAAGTCATGATCATTTGCTTGATAGACAATATGACGAGGAAAACTACAACTGTGTTCATTTTGCTCATGAAGCTGCATTGGATCTATATGGAATAGACCGGGTGGAAGCACTTGAATTTTTTATGAAGCCTATTAAAGAAAAGGTATTTCTACCATCAAGGTTAAAACTTTTAAATCCACTGCCCATGCCCAAGGAAGGCTGCATAGTCGCCTTTCACTCGAGATACCGAAACAAGCCCCCACATGTGGGGCTTTTTCGTTTGGGGCGTATTTTGCATTTGCAGGAATCAGGCGTTTCATGGATGCCAATTCAAGTCGTTCAAGCATTTGGATTTAATCGTGTGAGTTTCTATGATTAAGATTATTTATAAACAAGACCCTTTATCCGAAGACAAAACAATTGAACACGCCGAAACTTTGGGTCAATGGCTTACTTCAAAATATGATTATATGCCTGAACATGTCCGTATTTTCCATACAACAAGTAATATGGATCATGCCGAAATTTCATTTGCGAATGAAGTCACACCGAAGAATGCATATGAATTAAAGCAGCTCGATTTCTTGCCAGGCACTTTCATTGTAATTGAGAATCCCAAGGGTATAGACCCCATAACTCTAGCTTGGATAGCGGTTGCTTCTATAGTTATGGGTGTGGCTGTTGCATTATTAATGCCTGTGCCCTCAATTACCCAAACCAACCAGAATAACAATCAATCCTCGTCTGCAAATAACGAATTATCAAACCGTGAAAATAAAACTCGCGTAAATGGTCGTATCGCAGATATTTATGGTGCCGCTCACGATACCCCTGATCTGATTACTGTGCCTTACAAGGTATATGAAAACAATGTCGAAGTAGAGCATGTTGTTGGTTGTATTGGTCGTGGTCACTATAAAATTAACGGTGCATATGATGGTGAAACCAACATTGTTGATATTGCCGGCGCATCGGTAGAAGTCTTTCGACCAGGTGTAGATATTGTTTCAGGTGAGCCATATTTTTCGCTTGGTACCGAAATTACCACGCCGCCACTAACGGTTCAGCATCAAACTTCTGTTAATGGCCAAGTTCTCCGTCCAGCAGATACACAGTCTTTAGAAGGTACGAACTACCTTCATTTTGCATATCCAAACGAGATCCTTCGGGCATCTGCAAACAATACGGATTTAACCACTAAGTTTGTAAGTAATGACCGCGTAGAAATCACCAATGCCTCATTCACGTTTAACGGCCAGACTTATGATTTAAACGGCACTTACAGCGTTCTATCGGTAGCAGATGATCGAATGACGTTATCAAATCCGGCGGCCGTTAATGCTAACTGGTTAAAGCTTAAAGAGTTAAATAACCAACAAACTGCAGCTTTGTCACCAAAGATCAGTTCAATAGGTGAAAAATGGATTGGTCCATTCATTCTGGACAATGTTGAACGTAGCCGGGTGCTGTGTAATTTTGTGGCCACAAATGGACTTTATACCGTTTCTTCAGGTGGGAATCAGGCCGCTGTTAACGTCACGATTGAAGTTGAAGTAACACCGGTAAATGAATCTGGTGCAGCGATTGGTAATCCGATGCTGAAGCAGATCATTTTGAAAGGTTCGGCAAAGTCGCGTCAAACCGTTGGCGCAACGCTGGATATGGTGACATTTCAAGGTCGCTGTAGTGTCCGTGCACGTCGTTTAACACCAACACCGGCGGTTACAACGGTAGTAGATGAAGTAAAGTGGCAGGCGCTTTATGGTGCTTATCCTTTGCAAAGCACAGTGTATGAACATGAAACGGTTTTTCGTGCGCGCACTTATGCAACCACTGGAGCTTTATCTGTTAAGTCCCGCAAGATCAATTTTGATCTTCAGCGGATGTTACCGACTTTTAAAAACGGCGCAATGACGACAGAGCTATTTCCAACATCAAGCTTTGCTGATGCATTGGTTTCAATGGCACTGGATGACAAGATAGGCCGCCGTACGATCGACGAAATAGATCTGGAAAATATCTATCGGACTTATAACGATGTAGTTGATTATTTTGGTACACCACTTGCGGCTGAGTTCTGTACTACGATTGATGATACAAACCTGTCTTTTGAAGAGCTGGTCACCAATCTTTGTGATGCCGTGTTTTGTACTGCATATCGTCAAAATAATAAGCTCAAGCTTTATTTTGAACGTCCAACTGATAACTCGGTAATGCTATTTAACTTCAGGAATATTATTCCTGATAGTTACAAGCATGATCTTACCTTTGGCGTGATGGATGACTACGATGGACTGATCTATGAATACACGGATCCGGCCGACGATAGTCGTATCAATATCTATCTACCGGATAAAGGGGCCAAGAACCCCAAAGAGGTGAAATCTGTAGGTGTGCGTAACAAGTGGCAAGCTCATTTTAATGCGTACCGGCTTTGGAACAAGCTTCGCTTCCAGCGCAAATCCATTACCTTTGATGCGGCACCTGAGTCAGAATTACTGGTTTTACGTGACCGGATCGCTGTAGCTGATTATCGCAATGGTATTCATCAAAGCGGTGAGGTGGTACAGCAAGAAGGTTTAATTCTCACCCTAAGCCATGATGTCGATTTCATTGCAGGCAAGAGTTATGTGATTTATTTGCAAATGGGGGATGGTACCGTGGACCTGATTCCCGTTACGCCGGGTTCAGCCAAGAACAAAGTAGTTTTAGGGCGTTTACCGAACGGGGCCTTAAAGCTTAGTCCCGATGACTTTGTGAATACTATCTACACCGTAGTTAATGACGATACCAAAGGCTCACTGCCTTATCTGGTTGCAAAAAGAGAACCGGCTGACCAGTTCTCTAATACCATTACTGCAATTAATTACGATGAACGTTATTACCTCAATGACAAGGACTTTATTGATGTGCCGGTTGATGATTCACCGATTTACATTCGATATGACCAGCTGGATATTAATCTGGCACGTTTATATCAGATGCAAAGAGGGGATTTGCCAACGACTGGAGAAATCAGTTTTGTAGTTGAAGCAGGTGCACTAGTTTCAAGTTCAAGTTCTTATCGACCGGAAACCAGATTTGTCTATAAATTCGACTATAACTCTAGTCCTGCAAAACGAGAGTATATCGTTCCAGCTGCATCAGAATTACCTGCTATTGATACTGGTGAGTTCCCACCTGATCTCGTGGTAAATTTGACTATTAAAGGTGCTGTTGTTGGACGTGGTGGAGATGGCGGGTTGCCACATTTGGCATTTGGTGCATGGTCTACCGATCCGGATTATAACTTTACTAAAACCCGCCGTGACGGTTTTCAGGGAGCACCCGGTTTATTAAACCGGCACAGTAAACTAAACCTGATTATTGATGGTGGAACTCTGGCTCGAGGCGGCTCAGGTGGTGGAGCAACACCAAGCGGTATTTATACAGGATTATCGTATGGAGTTCAGGGTATTCCCGGTGGAGCTGGAGCACCTTTTGGTCGGGTTATGACCGGACAACCTATTACTAACGATTCACAAGACTGGCGTTGGTACTTAAATGGTGACTTTATGGTTGTCAAAGTAACCGATGCCGAAGCTTCGGTACCCGGTAAAGGTTACCGAACCCAAAATGATCGATATGGATCTCCATTGTCTGGTGATGGTGGAGGTTGGGGCCAGCGCGGTACCAAGTCCACCAATGATGGAACATGGAACTGGCAATACCATGGCACAACTGAAGGCCAGCCGGGGCCGGGTGGACCTGCAATTGTTGGGGTGGCACCACTTACAACTCAATTGATCAATGGAGGGAAAATTCTACAAACACTTTAAATCTTAAAAGAACTTTGAGCACCCAATTCGGGTGCTTTTTTATTGCCTAAATTTTCTGGAGATATAAATGGAACCAGTTTCAACAAGCGGTTTAACAGCAATTTTAAAATTTTATGGTGCAGCAATTATGGTGACGTTAGCGGTTGCTTTAGTTGCAGCAGTTGTATTGATGACACGTATGCCACGATCACCTCAAGAATGGGCTGTAGGACTTATTTGTACGGTTGTATCAAGTTTGGCTGGCGGCTCATTCATTATTGTGAAGTGGGGGCTTCATGAATGGGTTACTGATGTATGGGGAATGATTGCACTTGGTGGGTTCTTCTTTGTTTGTGGTTTACCTGGTTGGGCTTTAGTCCGTTGGATCTTTAATTTCATAGATAAACAGGAAGGGAAAACGATTGTTGAAGTGATTAAAGAGTTTAAGAAAGCCAGAAAAGACATTGAAAACAGCTAATGCCGCCTTCGGGCGGTCTTGTTTAGAAGTACACGTATAAGAGAGAAATTACCTGTTGACACTGCAAGCCGCTGACTACTACGAAAACCTATTGACGACCAATATTATGAAACGACCACCTTCGGGTGGTTTTCCTTTATGTGACATTTAGTAACCAGTTTGTTAAAGTTATTATATTTATAACAATTGGTGAAATTCATGAAAAAGATAATTTTAGGGAGCATGTTAGTGGCTGTTTTTTCCACATCATTTTCACATGCTTTAGCTCCCAAAAATGGAGATGAGCCAACTTATTGTGAGCAGATTGTTTCGGTCCATGGTTTATTAACTAGAGCACAATTTGAATGTGGATATAGTGAATATAACAATGAGTTAATCTCAGATTCAGCCAAGTGTTTTCAGCATGAACTTGGCGAAGAATATGGAAAAAAAGTCCTTATATTTGGCATGAAAGAATTTGACCGAAATGTAAAGAAAGACGGGAAGAATAAGATTTGTAATAGTTTATTAAAAGAATTTCCAGAGTATGTAAGGAAGTAACTGATGAAAAAGCTACTACCAATTGCATTTTTACTCACAGCATCATTTGTAACTCACTCAGCCGATACTAATGATAAACACTGTAGAGATGTGAATAAACTTGCTGAAAATGTCATGCTGTTTAGGCAGGAAGGGGTTTCTGTGGTTAGACAAATGGAGATGATAGAGAGTATCAAACCAAGCAGGGATTTCAAAAGGTTAATGGAGATGATGGTCGAGGAAGCCTATAAAGAACCAAAGTTTGGATCAGAAGAGTATAAGGCGGAAGCAATAACTGAATTTGCAAACAATTGGTACATTCAGTGCAAGCAAGCAAATCGAAATAAATAGAGCACTTTAAGGTGCTCTAATTATTGAAATTGAGAAAAGTTTATAAGTAGGTTTTTATGAGAAAGATTATTTTATTGGGTCTTATTTGCCTTCCTGTATTCGCATATGCAAATAGTTGCGAGGTGGCAAAAAGTAAAATTAATATAAGCGGTTTAGCATTGGGTAAATCCATTTTATCACTGAAAGCAGAACATCCTAAAAATTTGAGCATAGATCATGAGACTAATAAGGCAAATATTAACTATGTTCACTCTAATGAATTTGAGGATGCTTTTAGTGGAACACCAGCTACCAATGCGGGATTCATTTCTTTTGATGGGAATACAAAGTTAATTAATGCGTTTAGCGTTAGTTTTGGTCACTTAGATAATTTTAGTGCTAATAATTATAAAAATGGGTTAGTGGCGTTGTATTCACTACCAAAAACAGGGTGGATAGAATCAAAGAGTAATGGGGTTAAAGTTTTTAAATATGAATGTACGGATTATTCTTTAGAGATTAATTACAATCCAGAAAGAAGTAGTTTTATGATTTTTAAGGAAATTTAGTTTTATGTTCTTAAGCACCCTAGGGTGCTTTTTTAATGTCTGATTTTTCTGAAACAGTAATGGTGTAACCTTTCATACGGCTAGCTAACTCCATCATTAGAGTTTCGGTAGGGATCAGTTCTACAGTTTTTTCATAATTTTGATTTTCAAAGCTTTTTTCAAGACGGGCAACAATGTCGGCATTCATTGATCGACTGTTTAACTTTGCTGATTCAAGTATTTTTTCTTTTAGTTCTTGCGTCATACGCATTTTGTATTCAACGTCTGAGCTTCTAGCCATGGTCCTATACTCGAATAAATTTTATTTATAATAATATCCCCAATGGGGATTGACAAGAAGTTTTTAAAGTCTTAAATTGTAAAAGTCCCCATTGGGGATGTAAAAAGCCCCCAACTTTCTGACGGCAAGGGGCTTTTATCAACAACCATAGGAAAGGATATTGATATGTCTAGTTTAGCATTAAGTTTTAATGAAGTGAAATTCAATCCCGTGCCACGGCAAGATGGCCAGATTTGGCTTTCTTCAGGTGAATTGGCACAAGCATTAGGATATAAACAAGAGAACGCGGTCAGTAAAATTTTTAATCGTAATTCTGATGAATTTACGGAAAATATGACACAAATTATTGATAATCCTCGGCTACCCAATTTGGGTATGCGGATCTTCTCACTACGTGGCTGCCACCTAATAGCAATATTTGCTCGTACTGCTGTAGCGAAGCAATTCCGCAAGTGGGTACTTGATGTTTTAGATAAAGAAGTTGGCACACCAGTTGCCAAAACCCACAAATCCGAACGTGAACCCCTAACCAATGCTGTAAATCTTCTTGTAGCTAAAACTAAGCATTTGAATTACAGCGATGCTTATAAATTAGTTCATCAGCGTTTCAATGTTCAGCATATTGATGAAATCCCATATGACATGATTCCTGTTGCAGTGGAATATGTTCATCATCTGATTGCGATGTACAGTAGTGCAGAGAAGAAGGCTCAAGGTTCTTTATTTGATAATGAAACATTGGGTTTGGTTAAGGATCTGGTAGATGCAATTATTTCCCAAAACTTTGTGACAAGCAAAATCTATCGTGCAATACACATGCTTAGTAATGAACAAGGTCACTACTTAGCTGAATATGCGTTTAAAACCAATATTGCAGTTCTAAAACTCACTCGAACAATGGATTTAAGAGGACCTCTTAATAGAGAAATCATTAGTGATGATTTAAAAACCATAAGCTACACAACAGGTAATCAACATTATGGCGACCGTTGGTTTCACCCACTGATGGAGTCAAGTCGATTGATGGGAGTACTTGAAATTTCAGGTAGTCTGATTCGTCACTAATAAAATCAACTTAACAAAACCCACTCATCGAGTGGGTTTTTTAATACCCAAAACAAAACCCCAGTAGCGCTAACTACCGGGGTTTTTCATTCCACCCACCGACGAAAGTAAGAGGAAAGTAAATCTATATGGAGCATTTTAAACCAATAGTGGAGCTTATAAAAGTGTCTATTGAAAAGTATGGCTTATGGCAAACAATAGTTGCATTTATTCTTTTGTTTTCCGTGCCAATCTTAATGTGGAAGTTGGATGTAATTATTGCTTCTATAAAAGCATGAACCAACTTGAAAAAACTGCGCCACCTTCGGGTGGCTTTTTTACGTCTAAAGGAAAGTGAAATGAACATCGAACAATATCTTGATGAGTTGATCAAACGAGAAGGCGGGTACGTAAATAACCCAGCAGACCGTGGTGGTGCAACTAAGTATGGAATTACTGAAGCAGTTGCTCGAGCAAATGGATTCAAAGGTAATATGCGAGATTTACCTCTGGATGTGGCCAAAGCAATTTACCGCAAAAACTATTGGACAGCTCCGCGATTTGACCAAGTAAATACAATCAGCTCAGCAGTGGCCGAAGAGCTTCTAGACACTGGTGTGAATTGCGGTACCGGCTTTGCAAAACCTCTTTTACAACGAGCTTTGAACTTACTAAACAACCAAGGTAAAGCTGGATATGCAGATTTAGAGGTTGATGGTGTTTATGGATCTGAAACTCTTAGAGCTCTAAAAACCTATCTGGCCAAACGCGGGAAAGAAGGCGAGAAAGTTCTGGTGCGAGTTCTCAATATTATGCAAGGACAACGCTACATTGAAATCTGTGAGCGTAATCCAAAGCAGGAACAGTTTTTCTATGGTTGGATTGCCAATCGGGTTGTTATATGACTTTCTTTCAATACAGACGTTCAAAGATAGCTTTCACAATCACACTGCTGTGCATTCTATTTTCAGGATGCACAGCTCATACGATCAATAACAATGTGAGTGTTGGTATTTGTGTGAAAGCCCTCTGAGGAGAGCTTTTACAATTTATGCATTTTTTACATTACCTAACTGATTATTTTTACTAAAATAAATACATATTAAAATAGCAACTAATATTACTCCTGATGCTGCAAAACGGCTTAAGTCTAAACCTCCAGCGGAAAGGGGCTTATCTAGAAAGTCTCCAACTACAGCACCCAAAGGACGAGTTAAAATAAAAGTGCTCCAGAATAAAAATGTTCGTGAAACAGAAGTGAATTTATACAAAAACACCATCAATAAAATGAGTGCTGAGAAAAGAGCAATCCCGCCACTATAGCCTAATCCAATCGTATCTGCTGACCAGTCACCAAGAGCTGTACCCAAAGTTTGGCTAAAGGTAATTGTTAACCAATAAAAGACTTCTGATTTAGGTTTATTAACGGTATGAGGGGAGACGCTGCCTTCAACTTTATACCAACCCAATAATGAGAAGATGACTAAGCCGAGGAGTAAGCTACTTCCTCCACTATAACCAATACCTAAAGATCGAGTGACAAAGTCTGCTAATGTTGTACCAACAGTTGTACTCGCAATAATGGTAAACCAATATAAATATGGTTTATAACTTTTTGCCTTAATTTGACAGATCAATAAGATAATAAAAACTATGGCAAAAATAAAAGTACTAGTTAAATACCCAAGTTTCAATGACATTGAAAAACTATCTCCGCCAGTTTCACCAAAAGTAGTTGCGAAGATTTTAGTAATCCAGAATAGAAGGGTAACTTGGGGGACTTTAGTTATATACTCACTCATTTCATGACTTGAATTATTCATCTAAGAGTCTCAAATGATAAATTTATCAAACAATAAATTTTTAAAATTAAGATGAGCTTAAAGATTTGTTTTTAATAATATAGCTTTGTATTCTTATTGGTTACTAAGCTCATTTTTTAATTTCTATTTAAGTTTTACTAGCTAAGATTTCGAGTTTTTAATATTTAGTGGTTTTTAAATGCTAGTAAATTTTTTAAAATTCAAAGAGATATGTAATAATATTACACTATTAAATTTTAATTTGCTTTTATCTATCTGGCTAGGTTTATTTCTGAATATAGGTTTTTTTAAAAAAATCCATCAACTTACACCTTATAATGGTATTAAGTCAGTTCTTTTCTTAGGGGCGACATTAGTTATTTTAATAGCGGCATATAATTTAATTTTTCAATTAATAAATTGGAAATGGACTGCCAAAATCTTTGCAATTTTATTGATATTTATT